CAGCAGGATAAAGTGTAGTCCACTTATTATTCAGTCTGACAATCTTCTCAGGAGATTCAAACTTCTGTATAAGTTGGTACACACTATTGGCAAGGTCCTTCATCCCTGTCTCTGCGAATACTCTAGCAATCAATTCAATCTTCTGTTGTGCTGCAGTCATTACTTGTGCTACACCAGTAGCAGTTTGGTGTGACTTTAAGCCACCATCTCCAATCCCCATACTGTTCTTGTTAACACCAGTTCTCTCTTCTCTAATACTATCTAAATAGCCCAGCATATTAAAGGAGTTCTGGTCTAGCTGTGGAGTAGCTAGTGGTGACACAGCACCTGGTGTACGTACTCTTACAATACCTCCAGGTCTGCTGGTCATAAGGTCATCCAAGTTGGCTTGACCTTCGACTACTTCATAACGCCCATTATTTGTTAGATACATATTGTCTAACAAGTTACGCATTAAGGTAGTCTTAATTAGTTGAAGGTCAGAGATTAAGTCATAAATACTCAAACCATAAAACTTATGAGGCATTGGAACAGGTGTAAGGGAGGAGAAGGGAACACTGTCCACAGCCTCATTATCTAATAGTTCATCTCCGACCTTCGTTATCTTTCTTAATTCGTCTATACCATCGTTGTCAAAGTCTACCCTGATATAACATTCAGTTACCCAAACACCATCATCAATATCTCCATTAGGATAACTAGAGTCACCATCATAATCAAACCTGGCTAATCTCTCAGACTTCCATTCAGCTTCTTGTGCAGAGAATGCTCTCTCCAACTTGGCTTTAGGATAGCCCTGTGCTAATAGCTCAGACTTAGTTTTCTTGACTCTATGCCCAACAAATCTTGCATCTTCGATTCCCTTTGCGTACTTATTAATTAGGAATTCTTCTGGTGGTACAGGCTCAATACAAACCTGACCACTCTCTCTTGTTCTTTTAACTACAGCATCGTGAGTAATAGGTTGTGGTAATTGACCCTCAACTAATTCCTCTGTACCATTTGCTGTATGCTCTACTACTTCGATATTATCATCAATAAGTAGTGAAGTAAATTCTTCTTCTGTGAGGTTCTTATATTCCTCTCTTGTTACTTCGGTAGTGTCATCCCAGAAGTGCTTGACAATTCCGTTCTTCTGTAATAGAGCATCTTTGAACCAGCTATAGATAATACTAAAGCCTGGGTTCTGTTTCATAATAACATAATTAGTGTAGTCAGTAGCCTGCTTAGCCATCTCTACATCTTCAGGACCTTGAGGTTCAAACTGTACTACCTTATCACCACCTGTGAATATCTTCATTAGGCTTGGCATAATCCATTCGATTACATCAGCAACATCTCGTGTGACAATTTGAGAACGACCTTCTTGCTCATTACCATACTTCTTACCATAGTATCTATCCATAGCATCAGTACGCTGACGAGTTAGTTTACCATCACCATAGCCAAGAGCACCTTGAATCTCTTGTTCTACGTGGGCGGCTAGTTCTCTCTTGGTCATCTTCATATTTACTTTGTACCTTTAGTTGGTGCTTTAGCTACTGCTCTCAGCAATTCCTTTAGTTCTCTAATGTCTTCTGACATCTCAATAATCTTATTTTCTAGCCACTTCGGATTCATTCCCTTCTCCTATTATATTACCCAACTTAAATCCTGCTTAGGTAATTCCTTACTCCAAGCAGAGTCGTTCCCTGTGAACACTACCTCTGTATTACATAAATACCTGAAACTATCACTTGCGTGTGAAGTCCAGTCGTGTACTGGTTTCTGACTCCAAATCTTCTTCTTATCATCATAAGAGCTACGGTACTGTAATAAAGCATCTATACCTTTCTGACACTTAGTCTCATCAAACCAACATCTATTAAGGGTAGTTCTGACAGTATCAATACCATCCATAACCTTTAACTTAGGTGCAACTTGGAATTCAATACCTAGGCTATATGCTAAGTCTTTCCTGCTTTTACCTGTACTAAATTCTCTTACTACAATATCGTGTGGTGCTATATGTGCACCATAATTATAACCTTTCTGATTTAATAAATCAATATAGTGAGGCAATCCCTCACCAGAGTTCTCGTAGTAATCAATTAAGTTAACTGCCTTACCATCATACTGTGCAAACCATATAGAGGTACTGTCCGATACGCCTAAGTCCCAGGCTGTGATAACCTGCTTAGATGGGTCATAAGGTACTTTACCTATACGTTGCTCATCATAAGCAGCTTCCATCTCTTTGGCATAATATGCACCTCTCAGTGCTGCAGACCAACTACACTCATACTCTTGTTCAAACTCAGACTCAGCCATATCTTGCTGAGCCATCTCTAATTCTTCATCATCTAATATACCAGTCTCAGATGCTTTGAATAAGAATCTCTTCCAGCCCTTCTTCTCTTTAGCTGTGTGGTAAATATCATAGAATTCATTCTTACCCTTAGGTGTACCAATAAAGATACCCCAACCTTTCCTATCTGATAGTGCAGGACGAATAACCTCAGAGTACATCTTAGGATTCATCTGTGCATACTCATCTAAGATGACACCATCAAGATAGATACCACGTAGTGTATCAGGATTATCAGCTCCATATAGTTGTATCCTAGCCCCCATAAAGTCAGCCCTTAGCTCAGCTTCATTAAACTTAACATCAGGAAACTCCCTCAGTAATCTCTTTAATTCGTCCCAAGCTACAGTCTTAGCCTGCTTAAATAAGGGGGCTAAGTATGCATATCTTGGTGCTTTCTTACCTGTCTGTAAGTCTTGTATAGCTGACTTAATCATTTGATTAATAGCAAATACAGTCTTACCAAATCTTCTGTGACATACTACCACATTAAATCTACCTAACTCATTATGTAGCTTAGCTTGTAATGTTCTAGGTGTATAGGGTATCACAACCCCTTTACGCTTCTCCTGTACCTGCATCCTCTCAGTGTTCCGTCTGATTCTCTATTCTGTTATTAGCATCAGCAATATCTTCTTCATCTGCTGACCAGCTAATATCAAAGTTACGGTCCTCAGTAATAATATGTTGTTTCGGGGTCCAGCCACCTTGTGTCTTTAACCAGAAGGTAGTCATACTGGCAGACTCACCACTCATAGCCATCTTATAAGCAACACCAGCTACATTAGCAGTACGCTTATCTCTAGCTGTCTCTAATGTATGCCTATAATATTTCAATAGTGTAGCATTAGACACACCCATAATCTTAGCAATAGTATGCTGGTCTAAGCCAATGATTACCATTTCCTCTACCTTATCATAATCATCATCTGTAGGTTTGTACACCTTACCCTTAGGTCTTCTGGCAGCCTTACCTCCAGCTCCTCTGGATATCTTACCATAACCTTCACCTCTAGTCTTCTTTACCTCAACAACAATATCAGAAGGTTTCTTACCTGTAAGGGCAGCTGCCTTGTACTTGGCATCCTCTTTCAATTCTTTAATTAATTGTTTCTCCTCGTCCTTACTCTTGAGGGTACTGATATTCTTACCTGTAGATTTAATACTCATATGAAATTCTTATAAAAAATATATTTATAGGTACCAATTATACCATAAGGTATTCCTAATGGTATTATTAAAGTGTATATATACAAACTTAGACAGACCTAGTGTACCTAGATAACAACAGTGAACATTCGTTGATTCTTAATCTGAAATGATATCAATCATTTATGATTATTAATGAATGACAGAATGTTGTCTCTAGTGTTAATTAGTTGAGACTAAGTATGTATTAACTACATAACAAATTATACCAGAAATATTTCTGAGCTGCCTATTAAATAACTGATTATTTACTTGGCCCGCATATTAGGTTATTATAATATACAATGAAAAATGTAGAATTTTAGGTCTAGGTGGGTTCAGTGTGTGGGCGACTTTGAAAAAGAGGTGGGGTGCCTCGGTGATAATGAGAATCATTCGCATATAGGAGTCATTCCCAGGTGAGAATGGGTCGCAGGTGGTACTCATTCTTATTTGATAATCACTCGCATTTGATAGTTATTCTCATTTGATACTGGGTATCACTTGATAATCATTCTCATTTGTAAATCATTATCATTCTCGTTTGTCCTTGTATATGTAAACAATAATCATTATCATTTGCAGTTGAGAATAATAAACAAACGTAAATCTGTTTCATTCGCATTTAGATACCAGGCTTGACAAATTAATAAATTTGTGAATGAAAAACAGGACACTGTCCTGCTTCAGGGTGTTGACAGACCCACCAAAAGAGAGTACAATACGTAGTATCAATAGGACAATCCTGTCCGATTGAAATCAAGAAAATCAAGACACTGTCCTGGTTTTCAATGGAGATAAAAATGACAAACGAAGAATTATATTTAAGTTACTTAAATGAAAGTAACACCAGCACATCACGCCAGCAGGCAGTAACAGACCGCCTTGCAATTGGTTTTGATGACCTGGAACAAATTGCCACCG